CCCGTTTAATGCGTTTTTTTTTATTTGCCCAGACCACCTTTTTGGGTGGGGTTGGCTCGGGTTGATTTTGGGACTTTTCGATTTCCCCTTATGTGGTCTGATGTGTTTGGAGAGAAAACATGAAAACATCAGAGAAGCAGAATTACGCCGAACATAAAGACCGTGCTGGTGAGCGAATTAATGCGATGTCGGCCTCGGGTCGTGACATTGGCACCGTCCCAAAGATTAAAAATCTAAAACGGCGAAATCGATGCAAGTTTAACCTGAAGCTGTTTTGCAAAACCTATCTGCCTGAAGCTTTTCCTTTGCCGTTTAGCGAAATCCACGATGAAATGATTTCACGGCTCGAGGAAAGTGTGATCCACGGTGCTTTGTACGCTTTTGCTTGCCCTCGAGGTTCAGGGAAAACAACTATTGCTCGAGCCGCAACGCTATGGGCAGTAAGTTATAGTCACTCAAAGTATGTGTTTCTAATAGGAGCAAACAGCGGCAAAGCAGTTGATTCTCTTGAGTCGATCAAAACTTGGATTCGTTTCATCGACGTTTACGCTGAAGACTTTCCAGAGATCGCTTATCCTGTGAGGAAAGTAAACGGGATAGCCCACCGATGTGCCGGGATGACCTCCGAGGGGCGATCCTGCAAGATTGAGTGGAGCAAGGACTTTGTCGTTTTGCCAACCGTTAAGTCACCGGCAAATCTAGCAAAACACAAAACCAAGGACGCTCCTTCGAGTGGGACGGTGATCGCGGTTTCAGGTTTGACGGGAAATGGAATTCGAGGATCTCTTCGCTCCATGGTAGATGGAAGTCAAATCCGACCCGACTTTGTTCTTTTAGATGATCCGCAAACGGATGAGTCAGCAGCAAGCGCGCCTCAAAACATAACTCGAGAGAAATTAATTGCAGGTGCAGTTTTAGGAATGGCCGCCCCTGGTAAAAAAATATCAGCAGTTATGCCCTGCACTGTTATTTGTAAGGGAGATATGGTCGATAAAATTCTTGACCGAAAAAAACATCCCTTGTGGCGAGGCACTCGCGCTAAGATGATTAACGGGTGGCCGTCGAATTTCCAACTGTGGGAGAAGTATTTTGAAATTTACAAAAGCGGTGCTTTACTCGAGCCGCCAAGTTATGCTGAATCAAATAAGTTCTATAAGTCTAACCGTAATGAGATGGACGATGGATGTCACGCGACTTGGTCGGCAAGGCATAATGAAGACGAGTTAAGTGCAATCCAACATGGGATGAATCTTTACGCTCGAGATGAGGCCACGTTTTTCAGTGAGTTCCAAAATGAACCTTTAGTCGCAAACGAGGAGACTGAATTTCTATCGATGAGTGATGTCATGGTTAAACAACACAGCGATGCGCGCAATGTAGTACCGCTTGAGGTTGAGACTATTAAAGCTTTTGTCGATGTTCAAAAGGAACAATTCTTTGTTCAGATTTGGGGCTATTCTTCAGGATTTGACGGGTTCTTGTTAGATTACTTTAGTTTTCCTAAGCAACCTTCGGCTTACTATTTAAAGAAAAACATTTCAGAAACCTTTACAAAGAATTACCCTGGAAAAGGACTTGAAGCTAGGATTTACGCAGCAGCAAATGATCTGTTTGATTTGTTGTTTAAGTTAAAATGGAAACGAAAAGGTGACAATTCATCCCTGACAATTTCTCGAATCGGTATGGATTCGAGGTATAAGACAAGCACTCTTCGCCGAGTATATCGCGATTCTCCGTATCAAGACCGAATTACGCTTTGTATGGGCGTAGCTTATGGAGCAAAAAGAAAACCAATAACGCAGAAGGCGACAAAAACAGGCGAGCGAAAAGGCAGTGGTTGGTTTTACACAACCTCTCGGCGAGCCTCGGTTCGAACCCTTGAAGTTGATACATACTTCTGGAAAACATTTTTTCATCAAAGGTTGGCAACGGCCATAGGAGATCCCGGTTGCTTTTCCTTATTTAAGGTGAAAACACCGCAAGCACACAGACTAGTTGCGGAGCATTTTTGCAGCGAGTATAGAACTCAACTCGAGGGCGCGTATGGTAAAGTCGATGAATGGTTTATAAGGCCAGGCAGTCCAGACAATGATTTTTTAGACTGCGCAGTTGGTGCTGCTGCGATTGCCTCATTTGATGGCCTGACCTTTTTAGGTGCTGATTTTAGCGAAGGTCGCAAAAGGGCAAAAAAAGTTGATTGGTCAAAGTGGGGCAACTAATGGATAAAAAGAAAGACATTTGGAAAAACTGGCAATCATCACTTGTTGGTTTACCGTGCCGGAAGTGCAATTGCAGGATGTCTCGAGTGGTAAAATCTATGAAGACTCGGACAAGGGTAATTCGGACAAGGCAATGCCGCGCGTGCGGAACAAAGTGGAAAACCACGGAAAGTTAAAAAATGAAAACTTCAATGGGTGTCGGTCGGTGTTGTTGCAAAGAGGAACCGCCGCTTACAAATAGAACCTACTGTCGAGCATGGAATTCAGAGGTTGAAAATGAATTGAACAATCTTGTTCAAGTTTCAGGTCAAATGACATCTCCCTTTGTTTTTTACGCTCCATCGAATGCTACTGCTCAAAATCCTGAATCTTGGGTTTTTTCGTCCGAAGCTGGTAGATATGTAAGAGGGATTTGGACGCAAAGCAATCCATCTGGTTCATTCCAATATCTTGACGGCACATTAAACTCAACAAACCCGGGTTTTCGTGCAACGATTGCTGGAGTTTCCAATGGTAAAATTATGATTACCAATGGAATAATATTAGGATCGCACCGAATTACTGTTAGCCCAAATGATGCCGAGTCATTAGTTTTGCCGACAAACAATACTGGTCGCTACAACAACAAACTTAGTTACCAAAAGTATCGAGCAAATAATACCTACGAAGAAATAAAAGCACCTTGGGAAGTAAGTTTTACCATTAACGAAATGAGCGGTTCAACGGAGGTCGATGCTTCGGCAGATCCAAATACAACTGCTTTTGGTTACAATTCAAGTTGTCATTTTAGACTTAATCAAACTTCTTTTAGATATTACACAGCAAGCCCACAAAAACCGATTGGAACTTGGCATCAAAATGACATTGATTTTCCATACAATAAATTTGAGTTGTTAGATAATTTAGGCCAACCAATAAACGCATCATTTCCATGTACGATAAAAATAGTTGGATTCACAGATGGATATAGCTATTTAAATGACTTATGTCTTTACATCAACGACGTAAAAACAAACGCTGTTCTTGGTTGGTATGATTTTGTATGTCATCTGCCGTACGCTCCAAATCCAAGACGTAGTGGGTTGGTTCAGTTTGAAATAGAAGCTCCAACAACTATTTATAAATCAACCTTTTTTCAACCAAATCCACAATATCCAAATTTCACAACCCCAGATCAAATTTTGGATTGTGGTTCATATAATTATAAAATTGGAAATGGTCATCAGGAATATTTAACGCCAATTAATTGGCAAATTAATTCTGGAAATTTGGATTGGAGTTACGATTCTGGAACTGGGACAATCAGTGCCGACAACGAAAATGTCGGCAATCCAACGACTTGGATTTATACAAGATATGCTTTTGCAAACCTAAGCTTAAAACCTAATTCTATTTACAAAATAGAATGGTTAAATGCAAACGCAGATACAAGGACAACCCCTGACGACCATCCATTTCCAGCAATCAATCAAGTCTTTGCATGGTATCCAACCGGAGGTTTTAATTTTCAGTCATCAAACAGATATCTTGAGTCTTTGTTTTTTCCAACAAATAGCAGCGGTGAAACGTTTATTAAATTTTTCGGACAAAGAAATTCTAACTTTGATATCAGTAACATAAGAATTTGGCTTGTCTACGAACCGTTAAACATTGTCTACCCAAGTCCATTTACAAACGACGCTATCGCACCGGCCACAAACATTGATTGGCGATTGGTAGATGGCGCGGCGACAATAACTCCAACGATTAATGGCGGCAAAGAAACGTACACTGTCGCAGTTCAATCTGGATCGCTCCCCCCTGGTTGCACAATTGATTCTTCGACTGGGGTCATTACTTTAAATGCGAGCCATACTCAGGCAAGTTACGAAGTAGGCGAAGTGACAATTCGAGTTACCGACTTTGTCGGAGAGGAGTCCGATTCAGTTTATTTTTGGGAAAGATTAAATTAAGGACACATGTAGCCCTTACTTTGTCAAAAGTGTTACACCTAAGTCAATTAAAGTGTTAGTCTTCTGGAATGGCACTCGACTTATCAAAACTAAATAACGCAACTGGCCTTGTTCAGACCAGTGATATTTCATCTGAATCAGAACGCACCGTAATGCGAACGGGAGCGGATTTAAAAATTTTAAATCAGTTGCTGATCGACAATGAAATTAGCTGCAACGATTCAAAACGCAAAAACGTAATGCAAAACGTTTTTGGTTTTAAGGCACAGCGCAAGCGATATGATTCATGAAGAATAAACCCAGCTTCATTGATCGATTCAAGAGCATTTTTTCAGGTTCCGAAAAGGGAAATGATTTTTTGCAAGCTAACCAATATGATTTGGTAAACCGTTGGACGCAGACTGACCAATGGGATTTTGCAAACAATCGATCCGGCAATTCGAACGACGACCGACAAACTCGAGAAAAGATTGTCGCGGCCTCGAGGTTTGAGTTTTCAAACAATTCCTATTGCCGTGGCATTCTGTTAAAAATGGCTCAGGAAACAATTGGCACTGGATGCCGATTAGAAATAATGCCCAAGTCGCCCTCTGCTCGAGCTAATAAAGCTGCAAAGCAACTTGAAACTATCTGGCAGGAGTGGGCAGATGAAACCAACTTTACCGAAAAACTCCAAATGGGAGTTATTGAAGAGATTATCGGTGGAGAAATATTTCATCAATTTCGACAGAATCGCGCACTAAAAACCGTGCCGGTCGATTTTGTTTCGTATGAAGGAATTCAGTTTCAAAGCAACATGATTCAGAAAGCCTTTTCGCTTTATAGATCAACGCCGATTGTAGACGGACTGAAACTTGATGATCAAGGCAATGTAGTTGCCTTTTACAAGCTAAGGAAGAATCCAGGCGAAGACGGCTACATAGGGATTGATGACACTGTAACAATTCCAGCGGACATCATGGTTCATATGTTTCGGCAGGATCGTCCTACACAATATCGCGGTGTCGGCCAGCTTGCGCCATGCATTGAGTTGTTTGGCAAGTTGCGTCGTTTTACTGAAGCGACTATTGAGACAGCGGAAAACGCCGCGTCAATTCTAGGAACAATCGAAACAGCTTTTCAACCGGACGTATGCACCCCCGGAAGTGATCAGCCAATCAACATTCCATTTGGATCTGGCAATTTAATGACTCTGCCGGATGGATGGAAATACAACGCTTATAAGCCTGAGCAACCTACGACCGGCTATGGTGATTACAAATCGGAAATCTTGCATGAGATCATTAGTTCGATTTTGATGCCATGGAACGTAGCGTCCGCTGACTCCAGCGACTTTAATTTTGCTTCAGGTCAACTAGATCACAGGATTTTTCATCGATACATTTTGTTCATGAGAAAACGCCAAGAGGAACGGTTTATAAATCGTTTCTTCAAGTTCTGGCTCGAGATTGCGACATTCGTTCCTGGCGTAATCCCGAGCGGACTTGGGGCGTTTGAACATAAATGGTACTGGCCGGGCAAAGAGCCAATCGACCCTGGCAAAATGGCAAACGCTGCAAAGATTTTAAAAGAGGCGGGTTTGCTTAACGAGACAAAGTATTGGCAAGAGCAGGGGATCTCGGCAAAGGACGCAATTGATCAGCAACTTCGCCTCGAGGCATACAAAGAAATTCGCATGAAAGAAATTGCGGAAGAGTTAGGGACTACCGTCAAAACCAATACCCCGGAACCTCAAGAGGTTAATGATGACCAAAACGTCACGCAAAACAAAAGCTAGAAACAGAATGCGATTCAAGCACTTACTTCCTGCCTTGCCGACAATTGTTGCCGCAGAGGGGGAAGTCCCAAAGATTTCAATCCTTGCTTACAACGCCGAATCAAAATTATCGGTTCGCGGGTTTGATGCTCCGGTTGTAATTGAATTGTCGAGTGCCTCTCTCGAGCGTCCTGTCACTAAAATCAATCGAAATCATGAGCAGGATCGAGAAGTAGGACATGCGACCGGAAAAATAGATGCATCAGGTATTTATTTTGATGGCCTGCTTTCCGTTCCGGGTCAGGATCGCGATGAAATAATAGAAGCATCTAAAAACGAATTCCCGTGGGATGCCTCCATCGAAGCAAGTTTTCCGAAAGCAGAATTTGTTTCAAAATCAAAAAGCGTGACAATCAACGGTCATCGCTTTAGCGGGGTGTACGTTGCACGGAATGCCGTGCTAACGGGAGTAGCAATTTTAAATCGAGGCGCAGACCGACAAACTGTTGTCAGTATCGCCGCCAACCATAAGGAAGAAACAGAGATGAATCCAGAATTAAAATCTTACATTGAAGCTCAGGGCTTCGACCCGGAAACAGTTGAGAACAACGAATCGCAATTGCAATTCTTGACTGCTCAGTTTAAATCCAAAGAAGCACCTGCACCGTCATTGCCCGCTAATAGTTTTAGCGGAGTTGCTCAAAAACAGCGTGATGCCCAAGCCGAAGAAGCGCAGCGAGTTTCGAGAATCCGAACCATCTGTGCAAAATACAACGATCCAGAAATTGAATCGGAAAGCGGGGAATCTGTTTCTCTTGCTGCTCATGCCATTTCCAGTGGTATGACAGAAAAGGAATGCGAGCTTGAAGCTCGTTTGTTTGATCTTGATAACAAGTCTTCGGGTCACTCCGCTCCAGCGTTCCACGATGCAACTAAAAATGACCAAGATGCTCAGGTAATTGAAGCTGCAATGGTTCTTGCCGCTGGAGGTGTTACAGAGGCCGACATCCAGAAAAATGGTTGGTACGACGAGCGAGTAATGAACGAAGCTAAAAGCAATCGCTTTAAAGGCTTTCGGGTTTCTCGGTTGGCATTTCAGACAATGCAGGCAGCAGGTGTCTATCACCCCCCTGGTCAACTGGACGACAACTACATCCAGCAATCGGTAAAGGCACATCATAAATTGATGGCATCTGGATTTACCACTTTGTCACTTCCGGGCATCATGAGCAACGTGGCAAACAAAACATTGCTTGCCGCCTACACTCGCGCACCGAGTTTTATCCCGTTTGTATTTGGTCAAGCAAGTGCAACAGACTTTAAGCCTTTGTACAGTTACCAGCTTGAGGGATCTGGCATGCTTGAAAAACTGGCTCAAGATGCTGAAATGAAGCACGGTAAATTGGTTGAATCTCAGTACACAAAGAAACTTGAGACTTACGCCAAGATGCTTGCGTTTACTCGGCAGGACATGATCAATGACGATATGTCTGCATTGACCCGAGTTGCTACTATGCTTGGCACCATGTCCTTTAAAGCTCGTGAGTTTGCTGCAACCCAAACGATTGCTAACTCAACAATGTTTTCCGCTGGAAACGGTAACTTGCTTACCGGCAACACGCTAAACATTGATGGTCTAACTGCATCTGGCGTTGCCTTTGATGGTCAAACTGACACCGACGGCCTGCCAATTGGAGTTGATGGCGGTCGTGTACTTGCTCCGGCAAGCTTGAAAGTCATCACTTCGCAGTTGCAAAATCAAACCGAAATTCGGGACACTGCAACAAACTCTAAGAACTTTATCAACAACCCACATGCTGGGATGTTTGAAGGGTTTAACAGTCAGTGGCTTGACAACAGCATTGCAACCGCAGCTGCCAACGGAACTCCAGATGTCAACCGAAGTAAAACTTGGTATCGATTTGCTGATCCCGGTGCTGCCGCAGCGTTCGAAGTTGTTTACCTGAACGGTCAGGACTCGCCGACCATTCAGAGTGCAGAAACTTCGTTTAATACTCTTGGGATGCAATGGCGTTGTTTCTTTGACTTTGGGTTTGGGGAAAACGATCCAAAGATGGCTCAAAAATGCGTGGGTGCATAAGTCCTCGGTCACTGGGACTAATCTAGGGGGGGGGAGCTTTCTCTCCATTAAGCTCCCCCCTCTTTTTTTCAATTCAAAATTATAAGGTTTAAAAATATCATGGCAGCAGAATTACACCGAGGTTCAACCTCAATGAGAGACTACACTCCTGGCTCGGCAGTTGCCGCAGGTGAAGTTATTACAATTGCTCCTTTGCAATACATTGCCCACCGAGACATCGCGGCAAACGAGCTAGGCGCGCTTGCATGCCCTGCTGGTTCGGCAGCGTACAAAGTAGACCTGCACGCAACCTATGACGTTGCGGATGGCGCTCAGGTTCTTTATGACCTGACAACGGGAACTGCCAAAGCTGGCGGGGTTCATCTCGGTTATGCCGAAGGTGCTGCTGCTGGGACTTCTGGTGCAACTTACGTAATGGTTCGCCATTGCCTAAAGACTGCTTAGAAGACTTGTTGTTGAGTTTGCACAAACAGGAGCGGGGCGACCGCTCCTGTTTTTTAAAAAAGGTAAAATATGTTTCAAGTAAAAAACGAATCTGTGTTGACAAGCCGCTTTAGGGAAATCAACAGCATTCCTGATGATGCTAGTGACATTCAAATCCAAGTTGGAATCCATGCTACTAAACTTTCATATTCAATGCCCTACAAAGCTCCAGTAGTCGCTGAGTTTGAAAAACCTTTAAGCGTTCCAAAGAAAAAACCAAGAAAGAAGGTTGTAAAACAGGATGACTAATATTCATTCTTTTGGATCATCTCTTCAGAATGAAATGAGGGGATCTGTGTCCGCTCATAAAGTCACATACGTAAGAAGCATTCCAGGCGAACCGGCAATGACAATTGCAGGAATTTGCGTCACATCTCCTCCAATTGGTCGTGAGTTAATTACAGACACTGGATTAGATTTAAACCAAACTGAACGAACTTTTATTATAAACAAATCGGATATTTTTCCATGGATTGACGAGCCTCGAGTCGGCGACTTAATAATTGACGACAGCGACCAATCAACTTGGCGATTGATGCCTCAAGGCACAGACTCTGCTTGGAAATGGCACGGGCAAATGAGAACGGCGTTTTTAATTAGAACAAAGCAGGAGTCACCGCATGTGGATTAAAAAAAAAGTAACGTTAACGTTGGAAGATTTTGCAAAGCAATTTAATAAGTCAAAATTGGTAACCGAAAAAATTCCGGTCGATGCAGTAAATCTAAAAGCACAGTCAGCAAATGACAAAGTTGTAATTGAATGGCAGGAAAAGTTAGATGAGCAGTCAGCTAAAACAAGTAGCCGATCAGGTGACGGCGATAATAAACTCGCTGACGCTTCCGGTGACGATGCCAAAAAGTAACCCTTTTTGCAAAACTGCCGCTCATGCAAAGGTTGATAGAACCGATGCAAGTAGTAATTTAAGAGCATTTACTTTAATGACAGGCCGCGACTTAGATCCAAATGCACAACTTGACAGGTGCAATAGAAGGATGATGTCAACTGTTAGTGTTGTTTTAGCAAAACGACTTGTAAATTTTAACAACGATTTAGAACAACCGGGGACTCTTGAAGAAATTGACCAGTTCATTGAAAACACCGAATTCTTTATGCAGCACTTTGCGGACTCTCGACAACTGGCATCGGAAAATCAAATTAGTTTTGAAACAATAAGCGTACTAAATCAAGAATGGTTAATTGGGAGCGGTATAATGTATTCCGAATTTAGTTTGTCTTATGCCTAGTCTTTTTCGGCCTCCAACACTACAGCAAGGCTTTGCTCCGATCATTAATGCGGGTACAAACGCTTCGGCAGCAAGAGCCGCAAGGGTTGGCAAGGCAATCAACAGAAAAATTGACAGAGGGATGATGACTATTGCTGGTGCTATCAGAAGAAAGGCCAGGAAGAGCATTAAATCTGGCGGCGCAAAAAGAAGAAAACACAGTAAACCTGGCGAGCCGATTATCTCACCTAAGCCAGGCAGGATTATGTTTAATACGGTGGAGCGAAATTATAACGCCCGCACTGGAAGTTTGATTGTTGGTTTTAAAAAAACTGGATTCCAGAACATGGGACAAGATGGATCTAGACCAATTGGTGGAGTCACTATTCCGCATTTGCTGGAGTACGGTGGAGGCATCAACGCGAAAAAACCAACAGTTAAACTTGCTGCAAGAACTCAGAGCAAATGGGTTACTTGGTATTGGAAAACTAAAAAAGCAGAAGTAAGGGCAAAGCGAAAAAGGTTAGGTTTGACTGCCGCACAAATGCCATTGCCAAAAAAAGCAGACATAAAATGGGTAGTCATTCCACCTGGAAATCGAAAGGTTGAAGCTCGCCCTACAATGAGACTTGCGTTTAATAAAGTCGTAACCGATGGGACGCTCCAAAAGCATTGGAATAACATTGGAATTAACGATCCAACAGAATTAGAAAAACACATTTTTTAAAATAAGGAATTTACAAATGTCTAATCCAGACCATTTAGGTGAATACTCAAAACTTTACTACCGAGCATCAGACGTTGACATTACCGCTACTGGTTCTGGCGCAGTAACGGACGCAACTATTTTAGGTGACAGTCTTTGGATTGAGCTATGTGTAGTAGACGTTGGAATTACCCGAGCCAGAACATTGCGCGAAGTCGTTGATCGCTGTGTCGGTGACGACAAAGAATACACTGGAGGAAAGCGAGATACTGGAATCACGGTCAACCTAAATGAACTTAGGTTGTCTGATACAATGGTAAAAGCGTGGCAAGCATTGTCTGACGAATCAGGCATTGTTTCTTTGCTTGTCCTTAATGATGCTAGAGATGTAACGACAGCGTGGGGGCTTGTTGGAAACTTTTTAATTGAGCAGGATGACGATACCCAGCCATCCGAAGGTAACAACACAAACGCACTTACCTTTAAGCCTGCTGCACGATCTGTGTACGCCCCTAAGGTGCGGCGCGTTTATGGTTCAGGCATTGCCTAGGGCGTTCAAGTGACCAAATTTTAAATCGATTTAAATGGAGAAATTATGAAAAGCTTTAAAGACTCGGCAGGCAAGTCTTGGGATTTGTCGTTAACGATTGGCAAGGCTCGTTTAATTAAATCTAGGTTTGACATTGACGTAGTTGGGGGCGACATGGGTGTTGTCGCCACCCGGCTACACAATGAACCGCTGACAAGAATGGATGTGATTTACATTCTACTTGTTGACAATTGTAATTTCTCGCAAGAGGAGTTTGAAAATTCTCATGACGCAACAAGTTACCTTCGGGCAGACGAATGTTTCTGGGAGGAGTTTGCAAATTTTACCCAGAGTCTTTCTCCAGAGAGGGGAGAGGCGATTCAGAATCTGATCGAGAAGATGAAGAAGGTGTCGCTTTTGCAGGCGAAAATGGCAGTGGAGATGGCACAAGATCCTCGGGTAATCGAAAACATGGAAAGAGTGATTTCGGCGACAAAGATAAAGGCCGGAAAAGAGATGGAGGAATTGGTTCAAGAGTTCGAGAACCCAGCAAGCACCATGCAACAAGCAGCGCAGAAAATTGCTGGGCAAATCTCTATCGGATCGCAGGAAATATTGGAATAGATCCTCACCCCTTTTCGATTAAGGAATTGATTTTCATGGCAGAGGGTTCCAGTGGGACGCAGGAGGAAACAGAAGCGCCGCAAAAAATCCAGCCAAGCATGGATGATATTTGTAATTCGTTAGGGGTATAAAAATGGCAGGATTAGGCACATCGATTCGAATCGCTAACGCTTACGTCCAGTTAGACGTTAGAGGCCGAAGACGCATGGAGTCTCTGCTTGGAAGAGCGGCAGTGGCGGTCGGCAAGTCTGCCCAGCAAATGCGCAGGCTTGGCTTGGGTGCTACTGCTGTAGGTGTAGCAGGTGCATACGCCTTTGGCAGGATGGTCACTGGTGCCTCTGATTTGGTTGAGCAAACCAACAAAGCAATTGAAGTCTTTGGTGGGTCGGTAAATAAAATCTTAGATTGGTCAAAAACTACCGCCGCTTCTTTTGGAATTGCCAAGAGGGAAGCGTTAGCATATTCTTCCGAATTGGGATTAATTATTCAGCAATCGGGAGCGACCAAAAAAGAATCTGTTGCTTTGTCTCAATCAATGGTCGAGCTTGCTGCCGACCTTGCTAGTTTTAATAACGTCGAAATTTCAGTTGCCTTTGCCAAGTTAAAGTCTGGCTTAGTTGGCGAATCAAAGCCGCTCCGCGAATTTGGAATTTTGCTTAACGAATCGGAGGTCGGTGCAAAAGCCTTAGCCTTGGGTTTTGAAAAAGTAAACGGCGAGCTTACTGAGGCCGCAAAAGTTTCAGCGCGTTACGAATTAATTTTAGAGCAGTCGTTGGCGGCGCAAGGGGATTTCGGGAGAACGATTAATGATTTGGCAAACTCTACCAGGGTATTAAAGGCTCGACTAAAAGATGTGTCGGATGAAATAGGAACAGTTTTAATTCCAACCTTTACTTACTTGGTTGACCGGGCAATTAAATTAATTGCGGTTTTCGAAGAAATGATTGGAGTCAATCCAAGAATTGTGAAAACTCTCTTTGGTGTCACGTTGGCCGTCACGGCAGTCGGCGTAGCTTTGACGACAGCAGGTGTAGCAGCAGGACTCTTTTCATATTCATTGACAAACCTAAACAAGATATTGGCTTTCACAACCTTTGCTCACAACGTATTGACAGGAGCAATCGTTGGGACAACTGCTGCTGTCGTTGCTTTGCAAGCGGCGTTCCTTGCCCTTGCGTTTTTCATTGGGTATCAGGTCGGTGCAGCAATTGCAGACATTTTCTTTGATTCAACTGAAGCTGCAAAAAAATTAAATGAGGAGTTGCTAAGAACGCAAGCACTTGCAAAAGGTTTAGATGAGTTGCGTTTACAGAACATGAGAACTCTTGTTTTTGAAAGTGGAAACCTTATTAAGGCAGAAGAGAAATTAAGAAGGGAGTATTCAAAAACAAAAAACGAAATCGCAGACATGAGGGTCGATTTAAAGCAGTACCTAATCGACTTGGAAATTAAGAGATCAGGGACTACCGCCGAACGCGCGGTTCGTTCGAATACTTTAGAGGGTTACTTTAAGCGAAAAAAAGAACTAGAAAAACTCGAAAAAGTAAACGAAATGAGAGAGCAGGTTTTGTCGGAGGCTCAAACTAAAATACAAGCAGACAAACAGAAAAAAGCTGAAGACGCGGCGAACGCAACAGAGAAAGAAAATACTCGGTACGTAGATCAGTTAAAGTTGCTGGAGCGGCAACGAATTGAATTGGAAAAGGGCGCAATTGCTGCGGAGGCTTTCGATGACGCGCAGGCTAAATTAACCCCTGACGAAAAAAAAGATTTAGACACTAAAAGAAAAGCTTTAGAAGCGGATCGGACTTCTGCACAACTTGCAGAAGAAAAGGCAGCAAAAGCCGAGTCAATTAAAAAATCTGGAAGGGAACAACTTGCTTCATTAGGAATCCAATTGCGATTCCAAAGGCAAGGTTCATTAGAGGTTGAAAAACAGTTAAACATAATGAAGGGAATGTCTCCCATTCTCGCAGAACAGATAAGAGCTAGGAAAGAAAAAATCCAACTCGATCAGGAAGCAATTGATTTGGCAGAGGAGCAAAAAAACAAACAAGCTCAACTCCTTGATAATTACAAAGCCTCGAGAAGAGAACTTGAATTGCAGTTGCTTGGTCTTCAAAAAGGTGAGGAGGCCGCCGCAAGAGCCAGGGATAAGGACGCTGAATTTTCCCTGAAGCAAAGGAAGGAACTTGCTAGGTTAAGGAAAGAAATAAAGAAGGAAGAGCGTGAGGACGAAAAAGAACGCGAGCGAACCAGGGAATTGAAAAAGAGACAAAAGGATGGAGACGATACACTGGGAGCGCTTGGAACCTATTTCGGCGGCGGGTTTGCCCAACGCTTAGCAACAGGTATGACACCAGAACAGGCGGCGGCTAATGCGAAGGAGCAACGCAAGGAACAAATAAAGTATCTACGCCAAGTCGCTACAGCGTATCGAAAATTTAATGCTGGGTTTGGTAAATTTCAAAAGAATCAAGACACATGGCATGCGTTCCAGAAAAAAGTCTTCGGTCGAATTGTTACGTTTTAAAACATAGATTTTGTATTGAGGTGAAAAATGGGAACAGTTTGCATAGTCGATGAGAGCAGCGCTATTCTTTATAACAATATGGTTTCGGTCACTCGAAACTATAACCTACATGGTTATGCAACTCGATACGCTGCCGAAGGTGCAATCCTTAATGCGGCTCCCCTTACAGACAGTAATTATTCTTTCATGACTCGAAAGGATATTAACGTAACTCAGCCCAATGCTGAGATCACTGACGAGTGGGAAGCAAGTGTAACTTGGGAGGAGTATATTCCACCCGAGTTAACAACGCTCACAAACGAAACCTTGTCAGGCAATGTTGGTGTTACCACTCAGCTTCAAAAAACTACTTTTAATCATGTTGGAAGTTATGGGATAGGTGGGACAACTCCTGATTTTAACGGCCTCATCAATACAACACCGGATGGCGCTGAGGGTGCAAATATTGATATCCCGGTTTTGACTTTTAGCATTAAGAGAAATTATGCAAAAGGTGTTTTTAATCTTGCGTGGCTTACAAACGCTGCAAGTTTTGTCGGCTTGCCCAACAACGCTGCCTGGAGAGGGTTTGGGGTGGGCGAAGTAAAATTGGTAGGAGTTGACGGAAGCAATGATGCCGGAAAGTTTGACGTTGTAACGTTTAATTTTGCTGCCTCTCCAAGTTTTACTAACATTGTAATTCCTACTTTAACGGGAAACATTACTGTCCCAAGTAAACTAGGTTGGCAATATATGCATGTGCAATACGAGAAAACCTATAATAGCGAAGGTACTTTAATTGAAAGCCCTTTTGCCGTTCATGTTGACGAGCTTCAACCCGGTGTAAATTTAAACAACCTACTATGACCATAAAAAAAGCAAGCAACTCATCAAGCACTGTCTGGTTAACTGGCGGTACATATAACAAGATCGCCGATTCTGTTAATAGTTACGATGCGCGAACGCCAAGAGCAAGTAGGACATTTAAAACCCCTCGAGTAATTTACGCGCGTAATAGTAACTCAATAGATATACCAATCTTTGCGCCGGTAGTAATTGGCGATCCAATTGCAATTTCTGCTCCTAGTCAGACGGATACAAGTTACCGAAATTGCATGTGCTACGAAGCTTTAGAAACAAACGCTTCAACTAAAATCATGGGTATTACTCAGCAACCAATACCGTATGATTCTCACGGAACTGGGGTTCCCGGAGTCAACGAAATAATTGTTGACGGCATTACTAATGCAACCATCAATGTTACTGACGCAGATCATAAGTACGCCAGAACTACATCTACGCCGTTTGAATTGGAATCCTGCCATGACAGAACCTCGTTGGAAATTGTTTTTTCCGAAGTAGGGACGGCAAAACTTTGCAAGGTTCATTTGAAGAGCCAAGTGCAAACTCTTGCTGTAGGTAAAACAACTGAAGAGATTAGCGCAGGCAATAGTGGTGATGTAGAAATTTACCGTGAGGGTATTGCGACCGGCGAAACGGTGACTGCCGAACTAGACTGGATGACAAGTCAAAGTATTAGTTCTGGAAAAGAAGTTCTATTAAATTATTTTTACGACGAATACCTATGGAGAATCATTGGCGCAGAGTGCGAGGAATCAGCTGGTTCAACTGTTTTTCAATTGCAAAATGATTCCGAAAACCAAACCCTTACAACGTCCTATCAATTAGTGCCGGGAATGACTGTGCTTGTTCAAAGCGGTGATGGTGTTGTTTCAGGGGTGATGGCTTTAAGTTACGCTGAAAACTGGGCAAACCTAAACACTACAACAGCAGTTTCAGCATCGCCAACAATAACTGGCGCAAACGGATCTGTTGTTTACGCAATTAGCTCAGGCGCGTTGCCTGCCGGTTTAAGCATGTCAGGCTCAACGGGTGTCATCTCTGGCATCCCTACTACTAACGGGAGCGGTTCTTTTGTAGTAAGAGCAATTGATTCTTTAGCTCAAGAAATTGTGACATCTACGCAAAACTGGACTGTTGGAACGCCAGTTACAATAACTCTCACTTATCCATACAACTGGTCAGCAATTTCAACAATGATGCCGATTAACTGGGCAGCAAACGTTTCAGGAGCAACGTCTCCTTTGACATTTAATGTCGAGACAGGATCTCTGCCATCGGGGATATCCCTCAACACAACAACTGGAGACATAAGCGGGACGGCAAGCTCCCCTGGAACTGGCAGCGTTTCAATAAAGGTAACCGATTCGAATTTGGCTACTGGGACATCTCCAGTCTATAATTGGCAGGCAATGTAAGGAGAAACATTATGGCAGTTGGTGACGTGGCCGAGAGTGGAGTAAAGATTATTCAACCCGGTTTGTACGAATTCGTTTTTAAATTTGCATGCGAAATTCCTCACAACGACGATTTAAAGATTCAGATATTTGGGGCAACTACAAACAGCATCGAATATCTTTTTGACGCTCCGCATAATACCTCGGTCGAAACAGGATCGATCACTTTTATCGAAAACGTTACGGCAACGGACATAGCTGCAAGCAACGACACAATTTATGTAAAGTCAAAAACATCGTCCGGGACAACCGCTGCAACATGGGATTACTCACAAATAGTTGTCAAAAGGCTAGGGGTGTCCATTT